TAATGATTACCAAACACAGGATAGCGCGCTAATGCTTAATGCGCTTAAATATGGCGTTGCGGTAGAACTGCTATACCTTGATAGCGCCGCAGAAGTTAGGTTTAAGCAGATCGACCCGCTTACGTGTTTCGGTGTTTATGACGATACATTGGACGGCAATTTATTGTATTTTGTTCGCTTCTACCCTGTTAACGAATGGGACGGCGTGGACAAATGGCAAATGGACGTATATAGCGCCGCCGATATTAAACATTATTCTATGGACGGCAAACAAGGCAATTTACAGTTGATCGGATCAGAACCGCACTATTTTAGCCGCGTACCTGCAAACATTTTTTATTTGCCAAACGAAGAAAGTATTTATAGTTGCGTTTATTCTTTGCAGGACAATTACAACGAATTGTTATCTAGCGAAATAGACGATTATAGCGCCTTTTGTGACGCTTATTTGGAACTTACTAACGTAGACGCAGAACCAGAAGACATAGCAAAGATGAAAGAAAGCCGCGTATTACTTTTGCCCGCTGATAGTGCCGCGCGTTGGGTAACAAAAAATGCTAATGACGCGCAGGTAGAAAACATATTGAACCGTGTTCATGCTGATATTTACCGAATTGCACAATGCCCCGATCTAAGCGCCGAAAGTTTTGTTAGCGGCGTAAGTAGCGGCGTAGCAATTAAATACCGCCTTACAGGCATTGAAACCCGCGCGGCTGGCATTGTTGCAAGTATGAAAGAAGCGCTAACGCGCCGTATTTCTATTATTGCGGGTTTTGTCTCTATGAAAAGCGGGGAAGCGCTTGCGCTAGATATACATATCGATTTTGCGCGCAATATACCTGAAGATATTGCAAGCGTTGTGCAGGTTGTAACGCAGTTGCAAGGCATTGTTAGCGAAAAGACACTATTAAGCCTTTTGCCTTTTGTTTGTGACGTGGACGCAGAAGCCGAAGCAGTAGCGGAACAGAAAAAGGCTAATACTGCTATGTATTCATTCTTTAATGAGGATTAAAGACAATGCCCGCAGAATTTGAAGACCCGATTATAACGGTGCAAATAGATAACTTTATATATTGGGCAATCCGTACCGCTAAAACACAAGATAGGCTAACCGATAAGGCTATAAAGGACATAGAACGCGAATTAGCGCGCCAATACAAGCGCGCGCAAACCCGCGTTATTAGGGACTTTGAGGAAACATATTTACACGTACTAGCCCGCGCCGAAGGTGGAGCGGTAACGCCCGCGGATCTATACAAACTTGACCGCTATTGGCAAATGCAAGCGCAACTAACTGAAGAATTGCGCCGCCTTGGTGATAAAGAAGCCGAAATATTAGAAACGCACTTTATTAAGCAGTACGGCGCAATTTATGACGCGTTAGCGATACCAACCGAGAAAGCATTTAGCACGATTAGCAAAGATAGCGCGTTGCAGGTTATTAACTCAATTTGGTGCGCTGATGGTAAGTCATGGAGCGCGCGCATATGGGAAAATACCGAATTACTAAAGCAGGAACTAAATGATAAATTAATAGAAGTAGTAACGGCGGGACGCAAGCCCGCGGCGCTCAAAGCAGAATTAGCGGAACGCTTTAACGTGCGCTATTATTGTTCCGATCGTATTGTACGAACCGAGTGCGCACACATTAGCGCGCAGGCGGCTATACAACGTTACAAGGATAGCGGTATTAAAGAAATGGAAGTATATGCCCGTAAAGATGAACGCCGTTGTGAGATTTGCGGGCAGTTGCATAAAAAGCGCTACCCGATTGATTATATTAGCCCACTACCTGCGCACCCTAATTGCAGATGTACGCTTATACCTGTTATTGACCGCGCTAACGTGGTACAATAGTACAAGTACGAAATAATAAGCCCTTGCGGGGCGGGCTATAAAAGCAACGCGCAAAGGGGCGCACTACCGCGCAACTTACGAAAGGGGAAAACATGGACGAAAACAACGAAGCAACCGAAGCCAATAACGAACAGGCCACGGGGGCAGATCAGGCAAAGACCTACACCGCCGAAGAAGTGCAGGCGCTTCTACAAAGCGAAGCGGATAAACGCGTAACGGCGGCGCTGAAAAAGGCTGAAGCGAAGCACCAAAAAGAACTAAACAATATTCAAAGCCTAGCAAAATTGGACGGTGCGGAACGCGAAAAGGCCGAAGCGGCGCAACGTATTAGCGAACTTGAAGAACAGTTAAAGGGCTATCAGTTAGAAGCCACGAAAAGCGAAATTAAAAGCGTATTGGCTAGCCGCGGACTATCCGCCGAATTTGCCGACTTGCTTTTGATTGGCGAAGACGTAGAAGCCGCACAACAGCGTATTAACACGTTTGATAAACTGTTTAAAGAAGCCGTAAAAGCAGAAGTAGAAAAACGCTTGCAGGGCGCAACGCCTAAAGGAAATACAAGCGGCGGCGCAGTAATGACGCGCGAAAAATTTGCAGGCTTGCCGATCGCGGAACAGTCCCGACTATATACGAGTAACCCCGAATTTTATGGACAGTTTCTTTAATGAAAGGGGCTAAAAATGCCTAATTTTGTTTACGGAAATAAGTTGGTAGAAAATAAGTACAATTCCGTACTTGTTACCGACTTGCAAGACAGCGAGTTTATGACCGTTGACGAAAGTTTGACTAATAAGGCGGGCGAAATTGTAGAGATTGTCACCCGTTCCGTATCGGGCAACGTTGAAAACGTTGCTATGGGCGTAGGTAACACCGCAGACGTAACCGTAACGGGTATTAAGAACCCTTACAAGGTTGTTACTAAGCAAGGCCGCTTTACTTACTACGATGAAGAAGTAAACGCCGACCCTATGACCGTTGACGCAGGCGTTAAAGGCCTTGCAGAAGTAGCCCGTAACGCATGGGTAGCAGAAGCATTTACCGAAGTTGGTAAGGCATATTCTAAGAACGTTGCAAGCGCTTCTATTGGCTTTAACGATTTTGCGGACGCTGTAGCATTGTTCGGCGAAAAGGATCAGGATCTGCGCGCATTGGTACACCCTGAAACCGTGGCAACCTTGCGTAAAAACCTTAAAGATGATTTGAAGTACTCCGAAGCATTTGCACGTACTGGCTATATTGGTACTTGTTGCGGCGTACCTATTAAGCGTACCGCCGCCGCACCAAAGGGCGAAGTAATTATTATGCAGAAGGACGCAGTAACCCTGTTCGTTAAGAAGAATACCGAGATTGAGCAGAACCGCGAACCTAACACACGTAAGAATGAGATCTATACGCGTAAGGTAGCAATTTGCGCACTTACCAATGAAGCCCACGTAGTACGTATTGCCGCTTCTGCTGGTACTTCTGCTACTGTAACCACCGCAACTAAGGCAACTAAGACTATTGCTGGCGCGGCTACTACGGGCGCTATTGTACGCGCTTATGTTAACGGCGTTTATGCTGGTATGGCTACCGCTACTTCTAATGCTTATTCCATTACCGCCGAAAATAATTTGGTTGCAGGTGATGAAGTATTGGTAATTGCACACAAAGACGGCGAAGTAGCAACTAAGGCCACTAAGACCGTTAGCGCTTAATAATTAGGGGGTGTATTTATGACTATTGCCGAACTTGTTAACAATCTTTTGGGGGTGCATAGTTACACCCCCGATCAGATTAACGCGGCTATTGAGTGCGCAGGCGAAGAAGTGCGCGCCTATACTCATAGGGTGAACGTTGATACCGAATTAGGCGTTATTATTGCCCGAATTGCGGTAATTAGGCTTAATAAGTTGGGTAGCGAAGGCGCTAGCGCGCTTAATTTTAGCGGTGTTAGTGAAAGTTATATAGACGGCTATCCCGCGGACATTCGCGCAATTCTTAATAGCAAGCGCCTTATGAGGGTTATGTAATGATCGCGCGCGATATGAAAGAATACCCGTTTTACTTGCTATCAAACTATGACGGGTACGGACAGCAAACGCGCGCCGATCAGCCTAGCGGAACAATTACGGCGGCTATCTATGAGCGTAATAAGACGGTTAGCGATAGTGTTTTGTATACGGACGCGGAATATATCGCAATTACACCCGATACGCTACCCGATAGCGCCGTAATTGATTACAACGGGCAGGC